TCCTGTGGCTGGCCGTTCCCTACGTCCAGGCGCACACGCCCGAGGCCGTCCCAGGTCTGTTGGCCCACTACAGTCGATTCCCCGCCTTCGTCCTGGGCGATTTGCTGGGCATCTTGATGGTGGCGCCCAGCACGTTGCTGTGGCTCCAGCGGAAGGCGCTCGGGGCGTGGCCACCTATCGGCTGGCCCACCGCATGGACCGTCCCCGCTTTCGCCCTACTCTTCATCGCCACCGCCACGCTTGACCGTCAGTGGCAGCAGGCCGCGTGCTACCTGATGTTCGTGCCGGCGGCCGCGCTGACGATAACCATGGGCTGGCGCGGCGCAGTCCTGGGCACGTTGGCCGCCAACACTGGAATCGCGCTCGGTATGCATCATGCGCAGATCGACGGCGCCAGCGATCCGTCGATGCTCGGCGTGCAGACTGTGTTGGCTGTCTTCTCGATGAGCCTGCTCGGCGCCGGCGCTGCGCTATCGCACCACCTATCGACGGCCAAGGAGCAGCGCGCGGCTGCGGAGCGCGCGAACGCGGAAGCGACGCGCACGCTTGAACTCGCGCGCATGAGCCTGCAGCAGGCCGACCAGGACATGCACGACCGAGCGCGCCGCGCCGCCGCGGGCCATTCGTCCTGGATGCACCTCAGCCGCTCGATGATCGATAGGCTGCGCAAGGTCGACCCGGCCGCAGCTATGGAGCTGACCTATACCGCCGCCCTGGAGGCGAGAACGTTCCATGGCCAGATCCTCGAGGCGATGTACCCGCTGAAGCTTGAGTCCGAGGGGCTGTACACGGTCCTTCGATCGAGCGCCATGATCGCGGCCCTTGAGGAAACCGGTATTCAGATCAAGTGGCGGCTGCTGGGCAACGCCAGCAATCTATCCAGCGATCTGAAGCGAATGGTCTATCGGGCGGTAATCGAGATCGTGGACACGTTCTCGAAGGCCGAGCCGACCACCATCAATGTCTACGTGCGCTGCGGCTCCATCCGCATGCGCCAGGGCGGAGCCATTGTTCTGCAGGCCGAGGGCGTCAGCGCGGGCGCAGATACCGAACCCACGTCCCTCGCTGCCCTCCAGCATCGGGTCAATATCTACGGCGGATCCATGAGGCAGCACCGTGAGAAGGTCACGGTGCTCCTGAGCGAGCGCGCCTACGTTCGAGCCGCGCGCGCCGCTTAAAGCTTCGATTGCACCAGCCACTGCACCGTGCCATCCGGCTGCGGCATGGGAACGATTGCGACAAAGGCATCCTGATAGATCGCCGGAACACCAGCCGGTATATCGGTGACCTGTTGCACCACGTCGGGGCCCACCGGCAACTGCAGCACGACGCCATTGGTCGCCGCCACGGCCGCACGCACATGCGCAGCAGAGTCGTTGACCTGGAAATAGCGCACGCCGTTGAGCTGGAAGACATACACGCGCCACATCGGGGACGAACTCAGGTCCACCGCGTTTGGCGTCGACTGCCCTAACCCCGTCATCTGGGCCCCGTTTCCGCCCGACGGACAGCAGTTTGCTTGCGGGGCGGCCAGGGCCGAGATGCTCTGCACATTCGCTCCGTTGCCCCCTGACGGACAGCAGGTCTGTGCGATGGCTGAAATCGGGAGCGCCAGCGACGCGCCCAGGATGCTCAGTTTACGAATCGTCGTCGTGCGCAAGGGTTCGCTCCTAGCTGGCGGCTATGCCGTAGTCCAAAGTGTGAACAGAAGATAAACAGAATCCCGCTTTCGCGCCATTTATTAGCGTCATGCTATTGTTTGCACATTAGCGTTTAGCTAATCTGCTTGCGAACCGACGCTAACGGGGCCGCGAATCCGATGATCGCACCGAATTCCAACTCGCACCATCAGACGACAGGACCTTGCGCCCATGCAGATTTGCATGGACTTCCGTCGGCCCCGGGCGAGGACGGCTGTCACCAGCCGGGCAAGCACATCGTGTCCTGGCTCGTAGGCGGCTTTGCCAGCGTGGTGGTGCCTGGGTTCGTGGGCATGCTGACGGGGCTGCTGTGATGTCCAAGCACCCCGAACTGGTACTCAGCGCCACCGCTGAAGTGCAGCGTGAGTTGATCATCAAGCGCACCGACGACGAGATCATCGTGTCGTCGACAGTGGTGTCCGGCTTCGGCGGCATCTGGAACGCTGGCCGGGCCGCGGGCAAGCGCGCACGCATAACGTACCGCGTCGACAGCACGCTGGTGCTGGAGCTGTGCGTGGACGACGCATGCTTCGACCTCACCCTTCGCGAAGCGATCAAGGTCGCGAACTTCCTGAAGATCGATCTTCCAGTTCTGCCGACGGCGGCGGGCGCGTCCCTCCCCTCCCCCAGCGCGCGCGCCGCTGTCGGCACCCTCTTGGACGTGCACGCATGAGCGCCGATGCCCGCAAAGCGATGGCCCTGCGTCGACGTCTGGATGCTCTCGCTCTCGAACAGCTTCGCGTCGAGGCGGCACGCCTGTATGTCGAAAATGAAGCATTACGCGAAGAAGCAGCCCGCGCTAACGAAGCCGCTAACTGGTGGCGAGAACAAGCCATCGATTTGCAGCTGGCCCAGTGCGAAGAAACCGGAGGCGCGCCGGGAATCACCACGGAAGGTCAACTGGTCGTCGTCGGCCAGACGGGCGATGCCGCATGAGCATCGTGCGCGTATTCCTGGTCGTCGCCCTGGCTCTCGTAGCCGCCCAAGCACGGGCAGCGACCTTCTGCGAGGACGTGAGCTTCTTCGTCTACGAAGTGGCCGTCATGCGCATGTCGCATTACAGCGAAGCTGCAGCTCGCGAGACCACGCTCGCCCTGTCGCGCAGCGCTGGCTACGAGCAGCCCATCGATGGGCTCATTCATTGGGTGTACCGACGTCCGGCCGGAGCGCCGGGCCAGGTGCAACTCGACTTCATCAACCAGTGTCGCGCCGCTGGATTGGACAAGGGCGCCAACTCTCAAACGGAGAATCAAGGATGAAACGTTACATCGCTGCCTCTGCAGCTCTCGGTTGTCTCATTGTCGCCGCCTGCGCCACGCAGGGCCGCTTCGCCCGACAAACCACGCTCGAACATGCAACCACCGCATGCGAGGCCGGCGTGGTCGTCCCGCGCAATATCCGGCCCGATCAGCGCGAGCACTACATCCACGACATCGCGGTCCCTGCGTGCTTGCGCGCCAGTGGCTTCGACGTCCCGCAGGGTCAATAACTGTGAGCCGCGCCGAGTGGTTTGCCTTTCTCAAAATCAACCTGAAGGTTGATCTGTGCATCGGCCTCCTGCTCGGCGCGGCCGCCTTCTTCGGAGGTCATCACTGATGTTTCGCCGGTCGCAACAGGTCGACGTGATGCGTGAGGCGCTGCTGTTCTACGCATGCGCGGATAGCTACCGGCGCCGCAGCACCCACGCAAAGGGCTCGCCCAAGCGCTTCGGCAAGTCCCCCATCGTCATCGACCGCGGTGCGCGTGCGTCGCGCGCGCTTCGCCAGGCCGATGACCTGCAGCGCCCCATCCGTACCTACCTGCTGCGCCTGCGCGGCAATGCCAAATCGGAGTAACCGGTGCTATATCGCAACCTCACACTGTTCCGCTTCTCCGAGAACGTCGGCAAAGAGCTCGGACGCCTGGAAGAGGCATTGCTCGATCATCAACTGCGCCCTTGCGGATCCATGGAAATGGGCACCGTTGGTTTCGTGCCGCCTGTCGGCCGCGGCGAAGAAGCACCGCTGGCCCATACGGTGAACGGTGCGACCTTGCTCGTCATCGGCGCCGAGACCAAGCTGCTGCCGGCCGCCGTCGTCAATGACGAACTGCAGCGCCGCGTCCAGAAAATCGCTGAAGAGGAAGGCCGCAAGGTTGGCGGCCGCGAGCGCAAGCGAATCAAAGAGGACGTGCTCACCGAACTCGTGCCGCGCGCCTTCGTGCGCAGCTCCCGCCTGAGCGCCTACGCGGACCAGGCCGATGGATGGCTGGTGGTCAACACGTCCAGCCGCAAGACCGCCGAGAACGCACTGACACATATCCGCGAAGCGCTGGGCAGCTTCCCGGCCGTGCCACTGGCACCGGAAGAGGGCCCGCGCGTGCTCATGACCGACTGGCTGGCCAACGGCAACCTGCCGGCTGGCCTCACGCTCGGCAGCGAAGTCGAACTGCGCGATCCGGCGACCAGCACCGGCGGTATCTGGCGCGGGCGGCGCGATGACCTGGACAGCGAAGAAGTAAAGGAACACCTGCGCAACGGCAAGCAGGTGTTCCAACTCGGCCTGGTGTTCGACGAGCGCATGTCGTTCGTGCTGGACGAAGACCTGGTGGTGCGCAAGCTGAAGTTCCTGGACGTGGTGATCGACGAGCTGCCCGAGAGCCATCCCGATGCAGCGTCAGAGGCCGACGCGACATTCGCACTTCTCACCCTGGAGCTGCGGCGCTTGCTGGCCAAGCTCGAGGAATGGTTCGGCCTTCCCAGGCCTGCAGACGCCTAACGCTGGGCGACCGATGCCGGCGGGATATCCGGCAACGCACGCATAGAAAGGGGCTTTGCGTCGAAAGACGTGGCGAAGCCATAGGAAGCCGGGAGGTAACTGCGACGGGTATCCGGCCAAGCAGAACACGCGCACCCCGCCGTCGCCGCCGCCCCATACGAGCTGCTGGATTAAATCCAGCTGACAGCCGGGAAAGACCGGCACCTTTCAACCACTGGAGCAATACCGATGAGCAGCAAAGAGCATTTCGAGTTCCGGCTTGGTCAGGCGGCACGCATCGCCGTGAGCGGTGAAACGGGCGAAGTGATTGCCCGCGCCGACTACAAGAACGACGAGAACTCCTTTCTCGTTCGCTACAAAGACGCCACCGGCGTGGCCGTATCGAAGTGGTGGAGCGCCGACGCGCTGGAACCCGTCAGCGAGTGATCTCCCCGCCCTGTGGAGTAGCACAGGGCACAAGGAAGCCGCTGTCGATCTTCGTGGGGGCTGGCTCTCCGCCGAACGATTCCACCACAGCGACGGCGGTTTCCTTGTATGGCAGCGCGGTAATCCTCACGCCGGGCGGGAATGAGAAACGACGCAGCCGGTTCGCTGGCCGCTGCTATCTACATCACATGCCGGCGGCGCCGGCAAAGGAATCGAAGTGAGCACTCCCCATATCCTGATCCAGAAGGCGTACATCACGGTCCAGCGCGGACCGGATATCGAAGCCTTCGCCAGCGCCATTGAGCCGCTGACCATTCATTCCGTCGCCGACCAGGTGCAGGCCTTCCTTCATCCCGATCCCGCTCGCTTCACCTCCGAACCGGGCAGCGGCATCGTCTATGACCCGCTGACCGGCCTTATGTGGGCGCAGAAGGAAACGGACGAACTCGAATGGGATGCCGCGGAAAAGGCATGCCGCGATTGCCGCACTGGTGGCTATTCCGATTGGCGCATGCCGACCCGCCACGAGCTGCTGACGATTCTCGACCTCGAACGCAACAATCCTGCTCTGCCGTCGATCTTCGAAACGCACGGCGAGTACGTTTGGACGTCCACTCAGACGGCATGGACCAAGGACAAGGCGGGTTCTTCCCGCTCTTTCTTCTACGTCTACATGTACAGCGGCCACGTGTTCAGCTACTACGCCAGCGGCCGGCTGCGTGCGCGGCCGGTGCGGCGCGCGGCGCCGGCCAGTCAGTAATCGCTCCTCTGCCATACGCAACCTTCGGCCCAACCGTCACCTTCCTCTGAGGACAAACGCATGAACGCTGCTTTCGCAGATTCGGCTTCGGCCGCCACCATCACCACGCCCGACGGCATCGCTATCCGTCTGGATTGGCTCATTCGTGGGCTGGCCAAGCTGAGCGATACCGGTGAGCAGCTGCCTGCCGACGCCACCAATCAGGCAGTCGTCTACAACGTAGCCTCCGGCCTTATGGAAGCGGTCAACGCGCCTGGCTTCGATGAGCGCATGGATCACGACGAAGTGAGCGCTAAGGTCGCCACGCTCGTGCACGCGGGCTTCAGCGACTGGCAGCTGCCCGACGTGGCCGAGGCCGTGCACGCCGTCGATTACGGCCGTTACGACCCCGCCGCGGATGTGAGCATCTATCCGGACGCGGTGGGCGCCAGCTATTGGACGCGTCAGCAGACCGCCTGGTCGCTCGACGAAAAGGGTTCTTCCCGCTCTTTCTTCTACGTCTACTTGAGCTACGGCGACGTGTACGGCAGCTGCGCCGACGGCCGGCTGCGTGCGCGGCCGGTGCGGCGCGCGGCGCCGGCCAGTCAGTGCTTGGTCATTGGTCAGTAAGCACCTGACATGACCTTCCACCTCCCTCCTGCCGTGCGGCTCGCAGAGACCCTCGCTCGTGACATCGAGCAGGCAGTCTCGAAGTTCCACCGTGCGCACCGCTACACGTTCGGCGCTGATCTTCGCGCCGATATGTGGGCTGTGCTCACGACCGCGAACCGCGCGGCGAGGAAGCCTTCCGAGCGGGCCGCGTTGCTCTCTCGTCTGGTTGATCAGGTGGATGACCTCAAGCAGCGTCTGCGCCTCGGCCAGTCATTGCGTCAGTTCAATAGCTTCGGTCAGTTCGAAGCGCTCATGCGCTCGGCGATCAGCTTGGGCCAGCAGATAGGCGGCTGGCATCGTCAGCACCACCCCAAAGGCCAGGATGGCCGGCCGCATGCGACCGGACAGCGTGCCATGACACTGAGTACCCGAGCCACCTCGATCGGTGAGGTCAACGCATGACGAAGCTTCGCTACCAACACGGATGTGCAGCCAGGTCGCAAGTGCCCGGGGACGCGGGTTCTTCCCGCTCTTTCTTCTACGTCAACATGAACAACGGCAACGTGAACAACAACTACGCCAACAACCGGCTGCGTGCGCGGCCGGTGCGGCGCGCGGCGCCGGCCAGTGAGTGTCAGGGTGGAGTTACGGTTCGCCAGTTGCACGACGCTATGCGAGCAGCTCGACGCAAAAAGAAGCCCAGTGCGAATCAGCTTGCGTTCGAACTGACCTGGATGGATCGCCTCATCGACATCGAGCGCAATATCAATGCTGGTCGATGGTCACCGGCACCAGCGACGTGCTTCGTGGCCACGCGACCGAAGGCCCGAGAAATTCATGCGCCCGACTTCGGCGATCGCGTGGTGCATCACTGGCTCGTGCCCCAGCTTGAAGCCATCTACGAACCGACGTTCATCCACGACAGCTACGCCAACCGCAAAGGCAAAGGGTCACACGCGGCCGTGCGCCGCCTCCGGCAGCTCGTTCGGCAGACCGCCAGCGGCGAAGGCGGTGGCTGGTATCTGCAACTGGATGTGCACAACTTCTTCAACAGCATCCATCGTCCGACCCTTTGGCGCATGCTGAAAGAACGCCTGTCGCGCGCAGAGCTGCAGCCTTCCGCCCTGCGTGTAGTGCACGCCCTGCTTCGCCATCCGGTTGAACGCCAAGGCGTTAACCATCGAGCCACGGCCGAGCAGCGGGCACTCGTGCCGCCGCACAAGCGCCTGGAGAATGCGGCGCCTGGCTGTGGCCTTCCGATTGGCAACCTCTCATCGCAGTTCTTCGCCAACGTCTACCTCGATGCGCTAGACCAGTTCGTCAAGCACACCCTGAAGGCGAAGCGCTATCTCCGCTACGTCGACGACTTCGTGCTGGTCCACCGTGATCGCGCAGTGCTGGAGCAGTGGCAGCAGGACATTGAGGCATTCCTTGCTCGCGAACTCGGCCTGAAGCTGAAGGCTGATATCCGTCTACGACCGCTGTCGGCCGGCATCGACTTCTTGGGGTATGTGGTCTACCCGACCCACACGCGAGTGCGCGCCCGCGTGCTCCAGCACATGACGGAAAGCCTCTCGGGCTGGGCTCGCGACCATCAGGTAAAGAACGGCTTTTCAGCTACACCCGCAGATTTGCGGCGTGTCGGCTCGATCATTGCCAGCTTCGATGGCCATTTGCGTCACGCGAACGGGAATCGAATCAGGCGCCACCTCCTTTCCCGATTCCCATGGGCCACGCCTCTGGCACGGCCTCGCAGCTTCAACTCGGCCAGCGAGGGGCTACGCCACCTTGTTCGCTTTCCAATCGCCGCCTCAATAAGCAACGCCAAGCCCGCCACACGTCGGGCGGCAATCATCAACCAGCGGGAGCAGGTGGCATGACAGTCACACTCGCGCCCGAGCTCGTCCTGCGGGACGTCGCGTCGAAGCTTGCCTCCTATCGCTACATGTTTGCGAACGAAGTGCAGTTGCATGAAGCGATGGCCGAGGTGCTGAGCCAGAACGGCATTGCACACCAGCGTGAGAAAGTCCTCGACAGCCGCAGCCGCGTGGACTTCTGGCTCTCAGACTTCGCGATGGTCATCGAGGTGAAGGTCGATGGCTCCCTTGGCGAGGCTGCCCGCCAGATCGGTCGCTACTGCACGCTCGACGTAGTGCAGGGCGTGCTCCTGGCCAGCACGAAGCTGTGGGCGCGCCAGCCGCTCAAGACGCGCCCGACCCTCTCGGGCAAAGCCTTCCACATGGTCCACCTGCAGAGGCAGTCCCTTTGAATACCTTCGGCAACGTGCGCCACCTCGGCGGCAACTGGGTGATCGAGTGCGAGCCGCATGTCCGCGCTCGCCTGAAGCGCGTATTTGCGCGAGCACCCCAGCGCGCCGCGCAGTTCATCGTGCTGAGCGACACGCCTGAAAACGCACGGGACCTTGAGTGGTTCCTCGAACGCTACCCGATGGATCTGGATCACGACACGAAGATCATGCTCGAGCGCCAGGCCGCCGAGCACGTCTCGATGGAGCTTGCGGTCGCCGACTTGCTCGCTCGTCGTATGCCGCCGCCGCACGTCGAGCTTGCCGTGCCTGCGCGCCAGTACCAGCTGGAGGCAGCGCAAGCGCTGACGATTCGCAAGGGGCTGCTGCTCGGTGATGACGTTGGCCTGGGCAAGACCGTGTCCGCCATCTGCGGGATGCTGCAGGGTTCGCGCCTACCCACCATCGTCGTCTGCCCGATCCACATGCCCCAGCAATGGGCTGCATATCTCGCGCGCTTCGCCCCGGACCTCAAGGTCCATGTGGTCCGTAAAGGAACGCCCTACCCGCTCATCAAAGCACCGAAGGGCCGCCAACGCGATCTCTGGACCGACCGCCTGCCGGACGTGATCGTTCTGAACTATCACAAGCTGCGCGGCTGGGCTGAGATCCTCGCCGACTTGGGACGCTATGTAGTGTTCGACGAGTGCCAGGCCCTACGTAGCCCCGGCACCTCGATTCACCACGCGTGTCGGCACGTGGCCAAGGCCGCGGAATATCGCATTGGCCTCAGCGCCACACCCATCTACAACTACGGCACGGAATTTTTCCACGTTGTGGACGTTCTGATCCCCGGCGCGCTGGGCACCTATGACGAGTTCCTCCGCGAGTGGTGTGGCGAGGAAGGCCGCCTCAAGGACGGTGAGCAGTTCGGCAAATACCTGCGGCGCGAGGGCATCATGCTTCGCCGCACGCGCGCCGACGTCGATCGCGAATTGCCGGCGCTGACCAAGATCGCGCATGAGATCGATGCTGACGTAGAGGTGCTGGATAAGCTCCAAGGCGACGCCATTGCGCTCGCGCGGACGATTCTCTCGCACAATGAGGCGTATCGCGGCGAGAAGATGCGTGCCGCCGGCGAATTCGACATGCTCATGCGCCAGGCAACCGGCGTCGCCAAGGCGCCCTATGTCGCAGAGTTCGTCCGCATCATCGCCGAGTCTGGTCAGCGCGTCGTTCTGTTCGGCTGGCACCGCGACGTGTACGGGATCTGGAACGAGAAGCTCGCTGACCTTAATCCGGTGATGTACACGGGCACAGAGAGCCCCGCCGAAAAGGAACGCGCCAAGCAGGCCTTCATTTCCGGCGAGAGCAAGGTCCTGATCATGTCGCTCCGCAGCGGCGCCGGCGTCGATGGCCTCCAGCACGTTGCCTCGACGGTCGTGTTCGGCGAGCTGGACTGGTCACCGGGCGTCCACGAGCAATGCATCGGGCGCGTCCATCGCGACGGCCAGGACAAGCCGGTTATGTCCTATTACCTGCTGTCCGATCAAGGTAGCGACCCGATCGTTTCCGAAGTGCTTGGCGTCAAGCGCGAGCAGATTGAGGGCGTGCGCAACCCAGGCGTCGGCATGGCGGAGCGCATCGACAACGGCGAGAACAGCATTCGCCGCCTGGCGGCCGAGTTCCTATCGGCCCGTGGCGTCGCAGCGCCAGCACCCGCTAACCAGGTCGTGCAGCTGCACGACACGACACAGGAGATCAACGCTTGACCATTCCAGCCTTCCCTCTCCAGTGGCCGGCCGGCTGGAAGCGGACCGCGGCTGCCAGACGCAAACGCGCCGCCTTCGGCAAGAAAGCCGCCACAGGCATGGCCCAACTCACTGTGGCTGAAGCGCTGAAACGTGTACGCGCCGTTTTACAGCAGATGGGTGTGCGCGACTTCAACTTGATCGTCAGCACGAACGTCCCGCTGCGCCAGGATGGGTTGCCGCGCTCCGGATCGCCGGAACCCGCAGATCCCGGCGTCGCCGTCTACTGGCAGGACACTTCGAAGGAAGGATGGCCGCGCCGATGCATGGCCATCGATATCTACAGCCGGGCAGCCGACAACCTTGCCGCAGTAGCCGCCAGCCTGGACGCACTGCGGGCCGTCCAGCGCCACGGCGGTGCCGAGATCCTCGACCGCACGTTCACCGGTTTCACCGCGATCGAGCACAAGGCCGGCGATCACTGGAGCGACATTCTCGACTGCGATCGCAACGCCTCGACGTCCGAGGTCCGCGCTGCCTTCATGCGCGCCCGCTCCAAGGCGCACCCGGACAACGGCGGCGCCAGCGGCGACTTCAACAAAGTCGTCACCGCCTACCAGCAGTTCTGCCTCGAACACGGGATCGAAGAATGAGCGCCAAGCTGATGACCCTTCTGGAACTGCGCACGGCCATCACGCAGGCCATTCGTAGCAGCTCCGACCCGGGCGCCCAGGCAGGCGCCGTGCTCACCATCGTGACGCAGCAGCTCCTCGCGACGGAGAAGAGCGCCCAAGCGTATGCGCCGGTTCCCGAGGTCGATGCGCTTCGTGCCGCTCAGGCTCGGGATGTCATGCCGCTCATCGGTTCGCTTCTCGACAGCTTCGAGCTTCTCGCCAATGACCTGAAGACGGACCCGGACCTGAGGGAACTGGTGCGCAACCTTCAGGCTATTGAAGAGGCGATGCTCACTGCCGAACCCAACGAAGAGCCTATCGAACAAGCTCCTGCTCCGGAGGATGGTGAGGTAATCGCGTGGAAGTGGAATCAAGGTGGCGAGATGTTCACCACTTCGAAGCCGGACGAGTTCAACGCTTGGAAGTGGACACCTCTATTCACCCGCAGCAACGCCAAGGCGGGAGAGGTTGTAGTTACTCGTGACGAGTCGGGCGAAATCGTTGCTGTGACTCGACAGGACGAAGAAGGCCAAATCCTAAGCGTCATTGCAACGCGGCTAAGCAATCAACACAAGGTGATGAAGCGTGGCATTGCCGATGTTGTGTCACAAGCCAAGGCGGGAGAGGTACCCGGCCCGCTCACCGGCAAATATGGTGACGTCCTCACACCGTTCGTTGCCATGATGGAGCGCGAGCTCCACGCCAACGCCGGCAAAGGCGATCGCCCCGCCTGGCTCCAGATGACACCCGCAGTCGGCATGCTGGAGATCTATTACCACGCGGCGAAGCTACAAAAGGCCGTCAAAGATGGCAATGCGGACGGCGTGCGTGAGTACGCGGCCGATGTCGCGAACATGTCCATGATGCTGGTCGACGTGTGCGGCGCCCTATCCGCCGCCCATCGCAGGGAGGTGGCGAATGGATAGCCTTCTATCGGGCGACGTTGCCTATGATCTTCGGGTAGCCCACCCCGACCGCAGTGAAGAACTGCCCCCATTCACTCGCAGCCCCTTTAAAAACACGATCTGCGTCAACGACCTCTCGATCGTGAAAAACCCTAACGTCGAAGAACTGAACCGACGGTTCAAGTGGCAGCGTCGTCTCGGCCCTAAGCTGCAGCACATGAACACCACGCGTGGTCAACAGGGGATCCGGTCGACTCTCGGCCTTACTATGTTTGGCGGCGGTCGCGATCGTTCTGCACCTTCCGATGTTCGGGTATCGCGCCGCGATAGCGTCAGCAAACTTTGTCTGAATTTCTCGCTTCGCGCGGCTCTTCGCTTGCCCATCGGCGATGAGGTTTGTACCGAGGTGGGTGTTGACGGCTACCGAAGTGTTAGGGGAAGCGTCACAAACCCACTCCCAGAACCAGTCGTGGATGTGCCACACCGTCCACGCGACATTGAGCGCTCGGTAACTCCGAATTTCGCTATTCGGATCGGTGAGCCGAGTTTGATCGAACTCGTCGATCTCAAAATGCAGTTTAGCCATCATGGCTTGCCAGGACCGCACAAGAAACGTCTGTTGGCCGTGAGCAGCGGGAGGTGTGGTCATGCGTAAACTCCCCATCCTGATTAATGGCCCCATGGTCGCCAAGGGTGCGGCGGCGCGCAAGCTACAGCGATCGCGCCACCAGCTTCGCAATCGTCCTGGCCATCCCCACGGCCATGTCGGGCGACTGGACGACATCGGTGTCCCCGTAACGCACCGGCAAGTCGCCTTCCGACCGTGGAAGCCGATAGATATGCCAGGTTCCCATCCAGCGACAGCCGTCGCCGATGTCGATCTGCGCCGCTTCGATGAGAACGGCAAACCGACGGACTTGAAATTCGCTTGGGCTGGAGAACGTCATGCGAGAGATTCCCACTTGGTGATCGCCCGATTGGCACGCCTTGGCCGGCCAGATGGTGCCAGCTTGGGGTCAGTTTTGAGCGTGAATCCACTCCTTGTGGATTCGCTCGGTAAGCGCAATTTTGATCGATACACCAGCGGGAACGTCAATGACGAAGTGGCCGCGCAGGCCCTTGGCGCTTACCAAGTCGACCGTAAATCGGGTCGGCGGATCGCCCTCCCACTGCTCGCAGTGGGCCTCCAACCGGTCCCCGTGGTCGTCGGAACACTCGATGATGAAGGTCGACATGGATGTCCCCGCGTCGGAACTAGCGGCCAGTTGACCTCACCCGCTGTGAATTGGAGGTGCGAAACAACGGTACACCTCGTTGGGCGCTCCTCGCTTCCCCGATTCACGCGGAGCCGTGGGCCAGTCAGGCGATTACAACGAAGCTGCCACAACCCTTGCAATCGCCCTGGCTTGAGCCAAAACGGTGGCCTCGCTGTCCCCCATCTCCGTGTCGCCGAAACGTACAGGTTCATCCCACGGGGACCGGGGCAACTTGTAGATGGCCCAGGTGCCGATCCAGCCATCCACGCCCGGCATGTGCAGCTGCTCAGCATAGATCCGTATCAAGCAATTTCGAACCGTAAATTCTTCAGGGGAGCCGTTGGACATGCGTGAGCGACCGATTCTCTTTTCCGCCCCCATGATCCGCGCCATACTTGATGGGCGCAAGACGGTGACGCGGCGCATCGTGAAGCCGCAGCCACCCACGGTTGAGGCGGTGCATGCCCGTTCCGGGTCTGGCTATTCGTGGATTACTCCTGATCGCGAGAGGATTCACCACCACCGTCCGGCCGGCCCCGTGTGGGCGGTGCGTGAGCTGATGGGGTGCGAGCCACAACTTCTCTGCCCATACGGCCAGCCGGGCGACCGCCTGTGGGTGAAGGAGCGGTGGCGGCCTTCAGTTGCGCATAGCCACGGTGCAGGCGAGTGCGATTGCGGCGACGTGAATGTCGAGTACCGCGCCGACGGTGAGGTCCGGTTCTTTCGCGATGACAGCATCCCATTTGAGTGGACGATGCCCAAGGCGGCAGCGCGCGGCGATGTCACCCCACTATTCATGCCCCGCTGGGCCAGCCGCATCACCCTGGAGGTGACCGGCGTGCGCGTGGAGCGCCTGCAGGACATCAGCGAGGATCAGGCGAAGGCCGAAGGCGTCGAGCCCATCAACGAACCCAATGAACTCCGCTGGCCGCACTACGCGCCTCACGGCGTGGCCTTCGCTGCCCTCTGGGAGCAGATCAACGGCGCCGGCAGCTGGGACGCCAACCCGTGGGTATGGGCGGTCGAGTTCAAGCGCATCGAACAGGAGCATGCTCATGCCTAAGCTGAAGCGGTGTCCGAAGTGCGGGTATGACGAGGCTCGCGTTGACAGCTCGCGCGACCTTGGCCGAAGCGAAGTCGCCTGCGGCGACTGCGGATACAAGCTGCAGAAGCCGGTACCGGAAGAGCGAATCATCCAATTGTGGAATCGGCTGGACCGATCAGCGATGCCCGCTCTCGAGGAAGAAGCGCCCATCACCGGACCTTTCCCGTCGCTGGAAAGCCACCCCTACGAGCATCGCCTTCGCTATTCCCCGACCGATACCGATATTTGGTGTCCGTTCAAGGCGGACCAGCTGGAGCGGATGCTCGACGATCCGCATTTCCAGATCCGGCGCCGGTCGCACGAGTTCGACATGAAAGACCTGGCCAAGCGCATCGAGCAAGAGAGGAAGGTGGCATGAGGATTCAACTGATGCGCCTCGAGCGCTGGGCCGAAGAAAAGTACGGCCACGACAAGCCCAGCGTGCACACCCTGCGCCGCTGGGCGCGGGATGGTCGCATCTTCCCGGCGCCTGTCAAACAGGGGCGCAGTTATTTTGTGCAGCCCGATGCGGAATACACGGACTTTTCAGATCCGTCCGCCAGCACCAACTTGATCAGGAGGATCCATGAGTCCAAGGAAGCGCGCCGCGCGTAAGCGTGACTGGCCGGCGAACCTATATGAACGCAACGGGTATTACTCGTGGCGCAATCCCGTCGACGGCAAGGAGCACGGGTTGGGGCGTGACAAGCGAGCAGCTGTCGTGCAGGCGGTGGAGGCAAACCTCCATGTAGCGGGCCTATCGGCCAAAGCTCGGCTGGTCGACCGCTTGACCGGTGTGGCTGACCGCTCGTTTGGCGCCTGGATGGACGAGTACGAGAAGCGAATCAAGGGAAAGACCCTCGCAAAAAACACCCAGGCGGCGTACGCCACCCTGCACAAGCTCGCCCGTGACCTGATCGACGAGTCGCTGCCTATCGAGCGCGTCAAGACGCTCCAGATCACGGAAGCCCTCAACACG